CGAAGACGGCCATTTCGGCGATTACCATTACCGGAACGGCGTACTCCGTCACCCCCCGTGGCAAGGACAGCAAAAACGTCCTTACGTGGATCTACCCGGGCGCGACCGCCCTTGACGACGTCAAGGTCGATTTCAGCTATCGGGAGCCCACTGCCACTCGTAAGACTACGAAAGCGACGCTTCGTGCCTTCGTTCCGAAGACCTTTACGGACTCGACAACGGGATTGATCGCTAAGGCCGGTGATAACATCATCAGCGCTGAAGTGACGTTCCCCGAGAACGCGACGGCTGCGGAAAAGCAGAAGGTGTTGGACATCTTCACGTCGGCGTTGTCGGCTACGGAATTCCGTACCGCCATCACCACCGGCGATGTGATGTATTGATCGGCATGAGCAACTTTCTTGCTGATCTCTTCGGGGGTCTGTCTCTCGACAGTCTCCTCGTTTACCTTTGCGCAATCCGCGGTATTATGGTCGGTGGGAAGGTTTCCCTCCCATCGGTCACAAGTGCCGCGCAGAGCGTAAAGTCCAGCATCTCCTCCCTTAAGAAGTAACTACTTCAAAGGACACAAATGAAGGCCGCTACCAAGAAACCTTGTAGCAAACGCGTCGTTCGTGCTCTCACGGATGCTTCTATCCACGATGTTCTTACTGGCATCGGTAGCCCTCGTGCCCTGGCCGTCTGGCTCTTGTACTCTTCAGGTGAACATGACCAGCTGTTGCAGCTGGAATGCAAGCCTGACTTGTACTTGGACCATGTCCGGTTTCGGGACGACTATACCGCCACCAACCTGCTCTCAAAGGCTACCTTTCTTCGGACAAGTTTTGACCGGGAAAGATTAGCATTAGAGAAGTTCTCAAAAGCTGAGGACGCCTGCAGGGCGACGAATGATCGGGTCTGGCCTTTCTCAACTGCCGACTATAAACCGGCGAGTGAGCTACATCCCCTTATTCCAAGGGTACGTAGTAAAATTAAGGCCATTCTCGGTCGTTTCGATCCGCTAGAACTAGTGGAATGGAGCGATTGGGGACCGGGTGTTAGTACCCTTCTAAAGGGTCCGACCTCGGTAAAGCCAAACAAATACCAGCAAGAGACTGGTATGACGCAGGAAGTTTTTGACACCGTATGGCCACTGCTTCATGTGGCCTACCCCTCTTGGTGGACAGAGATCTTGGCGGTTGCCGAGCCTTCTATCCAAGCGGGTAATGTCATTACCACTGTTCCGAAGAATAGTAAGATCGATCGCGTAATCGCCATTGAGCCCGGCCTTAATTTGTTCTTTCAGAAAGGGCTTGGGACGATGATTCGTCATCGACTTCTTCGGTTTGGTTGCAATCTGAACGACCAAGGGATCAATGCCCGGCTTTCGAGCCGAGCTCACCTCCTGGGACTGGCAACAGTCGACTTTTCGAGCGCGAGTGATACTATCGCCTACGAAGTAGTTCGATTGTTGTTACCGCCTGAGTGGTTTAGGGTCTTGAAGTTGTTCAGGTGCAGGTCTGGTCTGATGCCTAATGGAACCCCTCTTATCTGGCAGAAGTTCTCCAGTATGGGAAATGGGTTTACATTTGAGCTCGAAAGCCTTATCTTCTTGGCTATCGCGCTGACGGCATCCGAGAGCGTTGGCGAGTATGACAACATCTCCGTTTTCGGGGATGACGTTATCCTTCCTGCCATCGCTTATCCGACCTTCCTCGAACTGGTTAGCCTCCTAGGGTTTACGATCAACCAGAGAAAGTCTTTTACCTCTGTTTGGTTCTATGAATCCTGCGGGGCCCACTGGTTTCAGGGGTTCGACGTTAAACCTTTCTACATCGAAGATATGGTAGAGAGGCCTGCGCACGTTTATAAGCTGCACAACCAGGTTATCGGTTATGCTGCTCGGTGTC